TTATCAATACGGCTTTGGCGGTTTCTTCTGCATTGGCTACACCACCAGCTCCAAATATCATCGCTGGGGTTATCGCTGGAATTGCAGGTGCGGCTCAAACGGCAGTAATCGCTGCTCAACCTTTGGCAAAGGGTGGTGTTGTTGGTAAGGGCGATGAGATAGTTCAATTCGCTAACGGTGGTCGTGTTACAAATAGAGGTAATATTAAACCTTTGTCGAATGGTGACAATGTACTGGCAACTTTAAAGACTGGCGAAATTGTACTTAACGAAAGTCAACAAAGGCGAATTGGATATGCTTCATTAAAGAGAGCGCAGATTCCAAACTTTGCGAACGGTGGCTTAGTTGGTGCGCCTACTTCACTTATCTCAAATGCAAATAATACTATCGCTTCAGAGCAAATGAGAGTTAACCTAATGGATGAAATGGTAAAGGCCACAAATCAAAGAATAGATAGGTTAACGGTTGTTTATACAGCGACCACAGACTATGAAGTCGAAAAGGGTAGAAATGATAAAAAAACGATTAAAGCAAATTCAACATTTTAACTATGTATATCAGAGAGATTCCAGAACAATTCCGAGAAGAGATTAAGGGTATAATGGAGCGTAACAAAAGTGCGCTCTATATGCCTATTAAAGACAGACAGACCTTATTCAATTACTACTATCGGTTTATCTATACTATTAGAAAAGGCGAATCCGTGCAGGGTAAAATTCAGCAGGATATTACTTGCGGTTCATGTATCGGTAAAGTTATTGCTTACTTCAAAAACGTAGTTCACGAATGGTAGACAATGTCAATAGTAAGAGAAGGAAACGATGCAATAATAATTTTATTGATATGTTACAAGGTGAGATAGTCGAAACCTTAGAACGTAAAAAACAAGATGTAAGTATTGAGAATGTTATAAGCTATTTGATACGGCATAATATTGTCAGGCAGTCAATAGTCCATCGGTATGTTATCATCTTTAAATATCCTGAATACTTAGAGGAATACGGTTCTAAACAGAAGGCAGTTGAGCAAATGGCAAAAGATTATCCTTTAGATGTGAAAGGTATTTATAGTATTTTGGCTAATCACTACGCGTACTTTCACCCTAACAAAATAGAATTTTAAAATATTTTTAAAAAAAAAGATAACAAAAGTTTGGTAATTAAGAAAAAACCCTTAATTTTGATACATCATTAACACACAAACAAACACAATCATGAACACAGCTATTAAAATAGAAAAATTACAAAAAACAGAAGTGCCTACACAATATCAAAAAGAAGAAGGTTGCATAGCGTTTCAAATAGTTAAATTAACTTATACTTTTTATGGAAAACAAATGACAGAATATTTTGATACTAAGATTTTAAAAAATGGAAAACAAATAGTAATTAACGGTAATGGTTTTATAAAATCTGAATTTGAAATTTACTAAAATAACTGGGATGCGACAGTAACGCATAATTTTTTTTTCACACATCAAACACACTTTTTATGAAAAACACACTTTTTGCCCTACTACTTTTAACTTCGGTTGTAACCTTTGGACAGTCACAAAAAAACTATTACTGTATTCAGGTTACTTCTACTGAAAACCCACACTTGTTAAAGAAAGATTATTTTAGTATCTTACCATTCGACACGGCTTATTGTGAGATAGCTATCGTAAATGATAAGGTCATGTATAGAGTTATGTTTGTCTACGAGGATAAAGACCAACAGAAGTTATTCTTTCACTTGTGGAAAATGGACTTTCCAGATGCGCTAATGGTTACTCGTAAAGAATGCGAATACAAAGAAATGTTTAAACTATTTGAAGACTTAAAAATATAATGGCAGACATAACTAAATGTAAAGGTACTGGTTGCCCAGTTAAAAAACAATGCTACAGATTTACGGCAAACGATAACGCTTACCGACAATCTTACTTTGCTAATGTTCCATTTTATGTAAATGAGACCAAAGGCGATAAGATTAAAATTGACTGCGGAATGTATTGGGGTAAGCATAAAGAACAAATATTTGATTTATTCCATAAAAAACCTTTAGACTAATGGCTAAGAAGTACACGGTATACTTTGAACTATACGGTAAAAAAATGAAGACCGAAGTATATGCTAAAGACTCAGTTGATGCAAAGAAGGTTATTAAGGATAAGATAATATTCCACAAAATAGAGGCTGATAATAGCAACGATGTCAAAGATGCTTTTGATAGCTTTCCCGATGACTTTAAAACTATCTTTGGAATATGACCGCAAAAGATAAAGCTAACCAATTAGTAGCAATTTATAAGAACGTTTTAATGAACGAGGATACTGATTGCGGTTGTGAGATACTTTGTACTATGATTGCCAAACAAAATGCAATTATAGCAGTTGACTTGGTTATTGATACAAATCCTTATTCGACTTCATTATTCAATTTTTTTCCAAAATTAGACTACTGGCATAGAGTCAGAGAAGAGATAGATAAGATTTAATTTTCCATTGTGTTTTAGTGATTGCCCTTGCAAGTTTTTTGCAGGGGTTTTTTGTGTTTATACAAATCATTATTTTTTAGAATAAGCCAAATATAATTTTGTACTATGGCTGATACTTATAATGACTATCCAAAGGCTGCAAGTGAGAATGCTAAACGCGCTTTAAAGTTTAGAGAGGAAACAGATAATAAGAATAACTGTGGCACTCCAGTCGGTTGGGCGAGAGCGAACCAATTAGCAAAAGGAGAAGGAATCTCAGCGGATACAGTTAAACGTATGGCATCATTCAATAGACATAGACAGAATAAGGATGTACCATATGAAGAGGGTTGTGGCGGTTTGATGTGGGATGCGTGGGGCGGTACTGAAGGTGTAGACTGGGCAATAAGAAAATCAGAACAAATAGACAAAGAAGCGGTAAAGAATATGACAGAAATAGACATAATCGGAGCGATAGACCAATATACAGAAGCTAATGCTCAAAGTTTAAAAGCTGAACTTGAAAACGCTAATGGCTTAGATGTTACTTTTAATATTGCATCGGAAGGCGGTAGTTACTTTGAGGGTTTGACTATGGCGGCAATGATTAGTAGCTACAAAGGTAAGACTACGGCAAAGGGAATCGGTATTGTTGCAAGTGCAGCAACTGTTGTTTTCTTAGCAGCGGATGAAAAGGTGCTAACATCTAATAGCTTTTTTATGATTCACTCAGCATGGTCTGGTGCTGAAGGTAACGCAAAGCAAATATCAAAGACTGTCGACTTGCTTAATAGAGTGGATGAACAAATGGTTAACATCTACACGGCTCAAATGGAAAGTAAAGGCAAGTTAATCAATAATAGTATTGAGGACACTAAAGCATATGTAAGAAATATGATGTCGGAAGAAACATGGTTAACGGCTGAAGAGGCTGTCGATTATGGATTCGCAGACTACATTATGGATGAAGCACAAATACCTGATTATAAAAGTTACGAGGCGGTATTTAATAAAGTACGCGCTGAATCTAAATTTAAAAACATTCCTAAAATTAAAAACAGTATGAACGACAAAAAAAGTCTACTTCAAAACATCGCGTCTGTTTTTGGTTTCAAAGCTGAAATTGTCGAAGAGAAAGATATGACAGTTATTGAAGAGCCAAAGGCGGAAGAGATGGAAATTGAAATCGAAAAAAGTTTTGACGATTACACTCCAGAAGAGAAAATCGAATACTTTAGAAAGAAAATAGCTGAACTTGAAGCTGAAAAAGAAGCAATGTCTACCGAAATGGCTACAATGAAAGAAAAGGTAAAATCTTTGGAGCATGGCATGAAAGAGAAAGAGGTAGTTATTGAGGAAAAAACTAAAGAAGTTGAAGAGGCTCAAGCTAAAGCATTTGCTAAAATTAGTTACAAATCTGAAAGCGCAGGAACATCTGTTAAGAATAAATTTACTCAAGACCAGATTATTCAGGCGTCTTCGTTTATCAAATCATTGTTAAATAAATAAACTCTAAAAAAATGGCTTTTAATAAAGAAAACTTTTATGCAGAGGGAAATAGTCAAGAATTCTTCTTTACAAGAACTAACCCTTTAGCTAATCCTGCAAACGCTGAAATCCTAAAGATTGAAAAAAGCGGATGTTGTGGAACTGAATTACCATTAGTAGCTGAATACAGTTATAACGGTATGGGTCAAACTTTTGATATCGATTTTTCTTCTCCTACTTCTTCTATTGATTCACGTTATGTGAAGGTAGTAGTAACTGATGGACAAGGAAATTTCGCTACTGCTGTTGGAACTGGTACTGTAGGTGATTTATCAGTAGATGTTTCTAACTTAGATGTATCTGTTACATGGACTGTATCTGTAGTAATTGAGGTTAACGAAAATGCTTCTGTTAACTGCCCTTGTATGGTTGAGTATACATTCCCTTACTTATCATTTGCAGGTACTGTTACTGTTGACACAACTACTCTTTACGCTGCGAGAATTGCCGCTTTTGAAGTTGATGGCACAACTGCAATTGCTGATGGTGGTTCTTATGACTTAGGTACATTCCCTGATGGTGGTACTACTGAACCTTTCAGCGTAGTATTCAGAAATACTGGTGCTTCTGTTTTGACTATCAGTTCTGTGTCTTTTACAGCTGATGTACTTAGCTTTACTTTACCTGCTTTTGCTGGTGTTGTTTATCCTAACCAAACAGTAACTCTAAGTGGAACAGTTGATTCTTCTGGTGCAGCTGGAAGTTATGATGGTACAATTACTATCAATAGTGATGGTGTTAATGCTACAGCTTATAATATCACTATAGATTACACTTTAGCTTAATTTAATTAACTCTTAAAACTTAAAAATAATATTATGGCTATATATGAAAACGGTCAGTTCAATATCAATTTGATTGGTGAGCAGGCTCAAGAACTTTTACTAAAACCAGTATTCTTTGATGCTGAAGTTGATGAGATTTTTGATACTATGTTACTTGTTAACAAGAAGCAAAATATCGGTTATGTAGGTGCAATGGAAAATATCCTACAATTAGGCGATGGTTGTGGTTGGACTCCAAAAGGTAGTATGTCTATCTTTGAAAGATGTATTGAAACTGAATTTGTAAAGGCAAATGTTGAACTTTGTTTTGATGAATTTAAAGATACAGTTTACAAGCAATTGCTTAAAAAAGGAACTCAGATTGATAACCTTGAAGGTACAATCTTTATGGACTTATTGTTACTAAGAATGCAACAAGCGGTTCGTAAACAAGCCCTACTTCTTTCTTTCTTTGGTGACAAGTCAAGTGCTAACAACGATGTCAATATCGTAGATGGTATGTGGTCTGTTTACATTCCTAACTTGGTTGCTCTTAACTTAGTACCTTATATCAACTCAAACTCTGGTGTTCCTTTGGGAGCTGGTGATGGTATTGACTTACTTCAAGCTGTTTGGGAAAATGCTTCTAACGTATTGAGTGCAGTTCCTGAAGCTGAAAAGGTGATGTTAGTTTCTGCTAACGTTTACAGACAATACTTAGTTGACCTACAAAACAACGGTATTTCTTCTAATATGCACTTAGAATTGTTAATGAACGGAACTTCCAGATTGACATTCAATGGTATCGAAGTTAAGCCAATGTACGATTGGCAAGGTTACGCTTCAGCTTATCAGGGAATCAATGATGCTAACTATGTACTTTACACTAAGAGAGACAACTTAGTTATGGGTACTGATGTTACTTCTCCACTTAACCAAGTTCAGGCTTGGCAGGATTGGGAAACTGAAAAATTAAAAGCTAAAATCAAATTCTACTTAGGCTTCAACTATAAGCATAACGAATTGATTACTGTAGCATACTAAAAAAATGGAGGGTTGAAATATACCCTCCTATATTCTTTAATAATAATAAACTAAATATATATGAGTTGTTTAACTTCAGGTGTTAGTGTTAGTTGTTCTACAAGTTGCTCAGGCGGTTTAAATAAATTCTGGTTGGCATCTATCGGAGACATAACTTCACTTACATTTACTTCTGGTGAATTAACAGCTATCACTATGAATGGTGTAGCTAAATTTTATGAGTTCACTCCTTACCAAGAAACTGGTAGCTGGGTTGAAGCTGGTGAAAGAGTAAACTGTAATACAGTTGTTACTCAAACTTTGACTGGTGTATTCCCTTGTCACTCTCAGGATGTGAAAGATGCTATCGATGAACTTAAAGCGTGTTGTTGTGGATTCGTGGTTATTCACGAAGAAAACAATGGTTCAAGATGGATTTGGGGTGTTCCTCAATCTTTGAGCAATAACGGTGTTCATTTCCCTGCTCAATTAACAGCGTTTGAAACTACAACTGGTACTGCTATCAATGACCAGAACCAAGCTTCTATCACTTTGGTATCTCGTGGTACTGCATTAGCATGGCCAGTAGACCCTGCTGTAGTTATTCCAGTTTAATCTCTTGCTTTGTTCGTTATATATCGGAGGGGGTGTTAAAACCCCCTTTTTAAAATTTTAAAGATATGTTTAAAGTAGATGAAAAATTCCTTAACGGTTTTGTTGTTTGTTCAAAATTTAAGGTTAACTTAAAGGATGCAACTCAAGAACAATTAGAGCATTTATACCATTTGGGTCATGAGGCTATAATTGTGGACAAAAAAAAAGTAAAAAACAAACAAGTCGATAATTTGGAATATGAAGAAATCAAATCTGAGGGCGAATAGACCCAACGTGAACCCTCCAACCCCGAACAAAGTACACGCGTGGACTGGTGTTCAACTTGGGGTTCGCCCTTTTTTAGTTGATGATATATTTAGAGAACCTACAAAGGAATTTCTCGATACTACGGTCGTAGAGTATTTACCATTTAATACGTACGACCTTTGGCGATTAGATAGGATTCAGGCTATCTGTAACAATTCGCCAACAACAGCTTCAATCATTCAGCAAAAAGTAAATTATTCACTTGGTGACGGCTTTTATTCTGTACCTGCTTCTTCACTATCTGTCTTATCAAGCCTTAAAGAACAAAGATTAGAGAACCAAACAATAACTATTCAGCAAGAGCAGGAAATAAATGACTTTTTGACTAATGTCAATTTTGAGAATGAGAGTATTGAAGAACTGAGTGCTAAGATATTCAAAGACTTTGCAAGTTTTGGAAATGCTTTTATTGAATTGCAAAGAATCAAAGTAGGTAAGACGCTTAAATATACAATGCGCTTACTACCGATTACATGGTGTAGACCTAAGAAGGCGGCAAAGGATGAACTTTATCCTACTCATATAGGTATCAGTTCTGAGTTTGAGCAGCACTATGTTATCACTCCAAAAGAACCTATTGATATTCCTTTATTTCCACACTTTGAGAAATTCGATAACGTGGAAAAATCTATTATACATTTAAAGAATTACGAACCTACATTGGTTTACTGGGGAATCCCTGACTGGGTAAGTGCTAAGATATGGTCTGAATTGGAATATCGTATTCCTAAGTTCAATCAAAGTAAATTTGAAAACGGTTTTACTCCAAGTGCTATCATTTCTCTTTATGGAAGTACAAACCAAGAAGAGGCTCAAGAAGTAGTCAGAGCAATGAGAGATTGTTTTACCGGTACCGGTAACAATTCTAAGATGTTCATTCAGGCTTTAAGAGATAACTCTTATAAATCAGATGTACAAATCTTAAATAACAGTTATGATGGCGAATTTATGCAATTACAGACTATTGCACAACAAGCTATTATTTCTGCTCACAGATGGACTATGAGTTTAACTGGTTTGAGAACATCTGGTAGTTTAGGTTCTAATCAACAAATTCGTTCTGAGTTTGACATTGTTTACAATACTGTTATCAGACCAAATCAAAGATTATTTTTGACTAAGTTTTTGAATCCAGTTATACAAGATGCTGGTAAATTCTTTGGTAAGAATTGGACTAATATTGCTTTGGATATTGCTAAACCTATGCCAGTCTCTTTTGCTGGTGACTTAGATATTAAGTCGGTTTTAACAATGGATGAGCAAAGAGCAGAGTTAGGATTCCAACCTTTACAAAAAGAAAATACTGGCTTAGATACACAACCTTTACCTGAACAAACATTAGGAGAATAATGAGTTTAATTAAACCGCAAGAAGTAGTCAATACTGGCATTTATAGAGCCGCTCCAGTTAATACGAGATTCGATATTAACATAATCAGTCCACATATACAAAGTGCTGAAGAGCGTTTCATTTTGCCTATACTAAAAAAGGATTTATACGATGACATGGTATTAAATCAAAATCCTTTAGTGAGTAATTATAATCCTGATGCTGGGCCAATAGTTTTAAAATTCCCTACTAATGCAGCTTATGAAGCATTATGGACTACCTACGTTTTAAGATACTTAGGTTATGTTATTTATTACGAGGCTTTGCCCTATTTAACATTTCAAGTTAGTTCTAAGGGTATCTTTACTAACGATAGTGAGTTTGCTTCTAATGGCGGTTTAGCATCGGTTAAATTCATGCAGGATAACACGCTTCAGAAAATAGATAATTTAAAACCTTTAATAGAAAAATATCTTTGTGATAACAAGACTACTTTGCCTTTGTTTGACTCTAAACATTGCGATTGCCATAGCTGTGAGAGTGACGATAACTGCGGTTGCGGTTATGGTCATGAGTGCGGTTATTTTTTAAGAGCAGGGTTCTATTGCAGAACTTGCAGAACGCGAAAAAACAATTCTACAAATATAATATTATACTAAAATGAATATAGTAAAACAGTCAACTGGTAACGTAGTTTTGACAGATAACTCTGGAAACATCGTTAAGGTATTTGTAATGGTTAACGCTTTGGATGTTGTTAGTTCAAATGAGATTATCATCAAATATGGAATGAATCAATGGACTACACTATTTGCTGACCAGATAGATAACACTCAAATAGAACCCGCTGCAGCAGTTCCTTTTAACGGTAACGCTTATGCTTTAGTTACTCTACTTAGTAGCTCTTTTTTTTTTGAGTTAAGTGGGGGCGGTGGCAGTCAAAACTTAGCGAGTGTTTTATCAATAGGCAATAGTGCTAATAATTTAGATATTGTTGACGTTGATAAAATAGACTTTAACTTAGCGACTACTGACACAGCTGGAGTTGGTCAGCTTGTTTGGTATGATACTTTAGGAACTTTAAACTTAGGTTTAAAAGGTGGAACTACAATTTCAAATTTAGGTCAGCATCTTCATACAAGAGTAGTTAATAAGACTTCACCTTTAGTTCCGCTAACAAAGGCAGGTTATGAAGTTGTAATTGTTTCAGGCGCACAAGGGCAAAGGTTAGCAGTAAAAAAAGCACAAGCAGATAACGATGCTAATAGTGCAGGTACACTTGGTGTTGTTTGTGAAAATATAGCAGTAAATCAGGAAGGCTTTATTTGTTCAGTCGGTCAGGTAACTAATATCAATACAACTGGGTCTTTGCAAGGTGAGACTTGGAACGATGGAGATACTTTGTATCTTAGTGGAACTACTGCTGGTGCAATAACAAACGTTAAACCTACAGCACCAATTCACGAAGTAAGGATAGGATATGTTGAATATGCTCACGCTATCAATGGCAAAATCTATGTTAAAATTGACAATGGTTATGAATTGAATGAACTACACAATGTGAGTATAAATCCTTTGACACTTGCAAATAATAATGTACTAACTTATGAAAGTTCAACTCAGCTTTGGAAAAATAAAACATCAGAAGGTTGGGATATAATCGTAAAAAGTGCAAATCAAAACGTAAATAATGCAACCTTGACTGATGACTCTGAACTACAATTTAGTGTAGTCGCTGGTGGAAGTTATATGATTCAAATGGTTTTAGCTACGGCTTCAGATAGTTCGACAAATGATTATAAATTTGGCTTTGCAGTTAGTGCAGGTACTATGACTGGTGTAGGGAATGCAGTCTGTCGAAATGCTACTAATTCAGGAACTGTTACTGTAATTTCTGCAACTGCTGCGAATGTAACTAATAGTGTTGTAATTGGACAAAATACTGGAACTATACCAAGTGGAACTGGAATTGTAACGGCTACAATAGACTTTGGTTTTTATGCTACTTCAAACGGAGTTTTTAAATTTCAATTTGCTTTGAACTCAGGCGCAACAACTGCGAGAACTTTTAAAGGAACAATTTTAAAATATAAAAGATTAGACTAATATGGCTTTACTACTAACAAAACAAACAAATACTACACCGATATTGATTAAAGGGTCAAATATCGAATTGGATTCTCTTTATGTGAGAATAGTTTTTATATGTAATCTTGATGGTTCTTTGACTGTCACTTATAATACTTATCTTAACCATGATTTATTCTTGGAAGGTAAGACTATTGATACAGATGTAAAAAATACTACTTACAATTTTGTAATCAGCGAAACTGAAACACAATCTTTAGAAACTGCTCTAAACTATATGTGGCAAGTTTTTACTGATTTGGGATACAATACAACAATTATATAAATAGACTTTTGAAATGAAATTATTAAACGATATTTTGAGCGTACTTCATACGGTATTATTGACTTTGATTACATTCTTTGCTCCTATTCATGGTGTAGTATTGACTGTTATAAGTTTTATACTATTCGATACGGTTATTGCTTACTGGAGGGTTAAAAAAACTGGTGTTAAATGGACATCTAAAAAGTTAAGAGTAGGCTTAGTTCAAAAGTCAATAACCTATGTCGCACTTATAGTATTGTTTTTTTTAATGGATAAATTTATTTTAAATGAATTTGTAAAAACTTTTGTAAATATTGATTATTTTTTAACAAAAGCCTTAACTTTAATTTTCATTTTTATCGAGTTTACTTCTATTGATGAAAGTTATACTATTGTCAGAGGTAAAAGTATCTTCCAGAGCCTAAAAGAATTGATAGGAAAGGCTAATGATATAAAGAATGATTTAAAGAATAAGAACGAAGATAAAGAAATATAGGAATAGACCATGTTTAATTGAGAGGGTAGCCCCGTAAGGCTATCCTTTTTTTTATTTATTTTTTTAAAAAAGATAACAAAAGTTTTGTTTATATGAAAAGTCTTTTTAAATTTGTGAACACTTTTAAACAATCGGTCATGGAAACGCAATACACAGAAGAGCAACTTCAAGAATTATATCACCAGTTAGAGATTGAGGCTTACTATTCAGAAATGACAGAAGCTGAATACTACGAACTACAAATGTACTGCAATGATTTTTAATTTTTTTGTCAATAATTGTCAGGTCACAATGGAGTTAAAACACAAATACAATCCAAAGAATGACAAGCATACTTTTGACTTTCAAAGTATTCATGTAGATGGAATTTTTTACCCAGATGTCGATGATGCTTTACTGATTTTAGATATATCAATTTTTGACTTTTCAAATATAGTTTTAAATCAATTTTTTTCACTTAATTAAATACACATTATGCACTCACACAAATTTATCGAAAACGGACACGAAGTATTAGTTACTGCTGAATTTGAAAAAGGTTATCCAGCTACAAGGTACGAACCTGCTGAACCTAATTTTTGGGTTATCGAAGAAATTTATATCGATGGCGTAGCGGTTGAAAATGTAGACTTTGTTGCTCAAATTTTAGGAATGCAATCTTATAGACAGTTTGAACTTGAAATTAACGATATGTTTAACGATGTACACTCTGACTGGGTTAATTATATTCTTTATAACATTAAATCAATTTAATCATGAACACAACACACTTAACATCTGATTATTTTCAGAGCGAACAAATCACGGAACTGATTCCTGCATTGGTAAAATTTCAAATTGCATTCGACAAAGCCAGTCTTAAGAAGGATGCAAAGAACGAACATTTAAGAAATCAGTATGTAAGTTTAGACAATCTTTTAAACGTGATTAGACCATTATTATCTGAGTGCGGTTTGGTAGTGGTACAACAATTAGCAGGGGAATATATGACTACTGTTTTATATCACGCTTCTGGTCAGTTTATCGGTGCCAATATGCCATTCAATCCAATGAACGGCAACAAGGGTACAAATGCACTTCAGGAGTTAGGCGGTGGTATTACTTATGCAAAGCGTTATTCACTTGGTGCATTACTACAAATCTCAGTTGACGTGGATACTGACGCCAATAACAGTCCTATCCAAAAAGAACAATTAACTAAGACAGTTAAAAAGAAAGTCGAAACAACTGCACAGCTTAATAAGTTAGTTGACTGGATAGCTGAAGACCTTTCAAGATTTGATAAAGTTACACAATTGTACGAATTGAATAGCGGACAGTTACAATGGATTGAGGGCGAATTAGAACATAGGTTCTAATCGTTACAAAAACACGCCTATTTTAAAAGATAAATACTTTTCGATAGGATTATATTAAACATAAATAAAACATATCTTAAAATGCAAAATAAAGAATTTAATATATTTAAAGATAAATTGATTTTAGCATATTATCAATTGTTAAAAGAAAAAGGGTTTAAAGATAATTATGATAATTTTCACCTAAAAATGAATGAATTGATTTTTGATTTATTTATTATGTATACAAAATTACATTCTTTTTCAATGAATATAGATGCAGGTGATTCAAATATAATGGCATCAATATCTGAAATTGGAATAGGAGATGATATATATCAAGTACAATTATGTGCAATAAAAGATAAAGAAAATTGGATTAATAATGATGTTGATATAAGATTATCAAATTTAATTAAAGTAGAAGTAATGGATATTAAAAAATAATTTTAAAAAATATTTTATGATAGATATAAAAAGTAAAAAGTTAATCTATGACCAAGTTATGGAATACTGCAAAGAGAATAATATAAAAATAAAAGACTTTTATAATAGTATTGATATTACAGATGTCGGATTCCGTAAAACGTGGGCAAAGAAAAATCCGCAAAGTATAGAGACGCTAATCGATATTATTAACTTTATAGACAAAAATAAAAATGGCTGATATAATTTTCTGCATAATAGTAATGGTTCTACTTTGTTGGTATTTTAAATTCTTTGAAGATGTACATTAAAGTTAACGAACAAATAAAAAAGGATGTTTTAAAAGATTATGAGTTAGGTTTAAAACATACTCAGTTAGCAAAGAAGCATGGGTTAAGTATCTTTTCCATTACGCGAATACTTAAAGGCGTTCACACTCCAAAAACATTCATGAGTAAGGAAACTAAAGATGCTGTTATCTTTGATTTTAAAGCTGGGTATCCAGTTAAGACTTTAGTCGAAAAGTATAATGTTTGTATAACTACCATACGAGATACTGTTAAAAATTATAGAAAACCAACTTATAATAAATATGATACTATCCCAGATAGTGTAAAGGATATGATTTTAAAAGACTATTTAGAGGCTGTACCTTATGTAGATATTATAAAAAAATATGATGTCACTAAATTTATGATTAACAAGATTACAGCTAACCATAGAGCATATCGTAAAAAACTTACAAAGGTAAAGCATGAAACTAATTTTAACTTAGAGGTTAGTAACTTTGAAAATATACCTTTTGTTTATTCTCATACTGGAATCGATAATCAAAAAGTATACAAGTTTATCGGTATAATCAAAGGTAAAAACCTATACATCGAAATGATTGAATTAAGTTCTGGTGAGTGGGTTTACCATTGTGAGAACTCGCGAGGTATGGTTTGCGATTCTCGAATTAGCAATAGAAGCTATGACAGTATTGAGGAATGTAAAGAGGCTTTGTATCAAAGTTTAATTAGAAAAAATTATTTTAAAAATAAGGGTTAAAACTTTGCACTATTGAAATAAAGCCTTATATTGCGGTATAATTAGAAAAAACCTTATTGTTTTGGAGTAGAGACTAAAATAATAAGTTAGCATAAATTACCTTTTTAAGCCATTGCGACTTGGTGTATTCTCTACTACGCTAAGTTTTGCAGTGGCTAATTTTTTTTTATGAAAGAACAACCAAATTACTACGGTATACTACCTGCAAATGTAAGGTATGATAAGAACCTACCAGCAAACGCTAAACTACTTTATTCTGAGATAACTGCATTGGCCCAAAAAGATGGATACTGTTATGCAAGTAATGGATACTTTGCAGAACTTTATGATGTATCTGATAGGTCTATTAGTGAATGGATAAATAAACTGTCTCAAAACGGTTATATCGAGGTGCAATTAGTTAAGAATAATAGCGGTACATTTAGAAAATTATTTCTATCGGGTATGAAGAAATCTTCTACCCCCCGTATGAAGAAATCTTCTACCCCGTATGAAGAAAACTTCTACCCAAAAGAATACTATAATAATAATAATACAAGTATATATAATAATAAAGAAGAATATAAAGAGATTTCTATTTCTGAAAATTTAGAATCAGTTGAGGATGTTAAGTATTATTTTGAGACCAGTCAGATATTAGAACTCCTTACAGAAAAAACCAAAGCAAAATATAAGATACCTAAGTCTAAATCTTTACTTTTGCGTTATGGTCCTTACAAGTTAATCAAAGAACGTTTAGAGGATGGCTCAACACTGGAAGAATGTATCAAAGTTATTGAGTCAAAGTACAACGAATGGAAAAGTACTGAATTTATGAGATACTTAATTCCAGAAACCATATTCCGAAAATCAAATTTTGAGAAGTATCTTACACAATCACAAATCCAAATCGAAAATAATTTATCACAAACACAAAAACCATTAATCGATGACAAAGGAAACTATGCCAACACAGATGCAGGTAGGGAACTCTTTATTTCTAACATTAGAAAACGTGCAGAAGAAACTTTCCGAAAGTAAGTCTGAAATTAAAACTATGATCATAGGATATGAAAGTCCTATTCGAAACATGAGTAAAGATGATATTGTATCATCACTATCAATAGCTTTACCAATTTGCGCTGAATTATATTGTGGCATTCGCAAAAGTGAATTTAACGAGACTGTAATGGTTGAAGCTATACAGTTTATTTATAACTACTATGGTGAACTGGGAGCAGTAGAAATAAAACAAGCATTTGAAATGGCATCGGCTAATAAGTTTGAAAAGGTCGATATGAAAGCCTATTACGGTCAATTTAATATCTCTATGCTTGGCGATATACTTTCAGCTTACAAGTCTAAGCGTAATAACGTAATGAACAAAGTAATTAGCGAACACGAAAAGAATGTAGCTGGAGATACTTTTTGGAATGAAGTCGAACACAAAAACTATTTAGCGCGTCAAAAAGTAATTGCTCAATTCAAAGAACAACTTGAAAAAAAGCGCAAAGGGTTACAACTTGACTATAAACATTGGGATGAACTTTGGATGTATTGGGCAAAGATATTAGTAGACCAAAAAATAGTCGAACTTCCAGAAACACGTAGAAGACAACTTTGGTCAGAAGCAAAAGATATAGTCTTAAAAAGGTTAAGAAAAACGGCTGGAAACTTTGAAGACTTTTATGAAGCCAAATCTGCAAGGTTTCAACTTAAAAGTTTAGAGAATAAAGCTGACCAGACTCTACAACAAAAAGCTGAAGTAATTTATACTAAGCTATTCGTTTGGGAATTTTTAAAGTAATAAAATAAAAATATAATATATGAATCGTTTATTAGTTCAATTTATTAGCGATAACCCATTTGGTTGTGAACTTAAAGAAATTGCTGTATTTGAAACATTTAACAAAGCTGTTGATGTAGCTATTACTTTAATAAACAATAAAAAAATACATACAATATTAGTTAATGATGGTTCTCAATGGGTACGCATAAAATAAAGTAAGGTATCGGTGTTATTAAACGTATCACTTTAATAAGGTTAAACCTGACAATAGAACTATAAAACGTAAAATTATTTCTTTACAAAGTTTACTTATTAGTCAACTTAAAACTTTACAAAAATGAAAATATTAAACTTATATGCTTGTTTAGGTGGTAATAGATATAAATGGAATGAAGTTAAAAATGATATTGAAGTAACTGCGGTTGAACTTGACCCTGAAGCTGCAAGGTTATACCAGGAACGTTTTCCAAATGATACGGTTATTGTTGCTGATGCGCATCAATATTTATTAGAACATTATAAAGAGTTTGATTTTATTTGGAGTTCACCTCCTTGTCCAAGTCATAGCAGAGCAAGGTATTGGAATAGTTCTAATTATGATACAATAACAGAACCAATATATCCAGATTTAAAATTATACGAAGAAATATTGTTTTTACAACATTATTATAAACACGGAAAATTTGTTGTTGAAAATGTAATACCTTATTATGAACCTTTAATACCTGCACAAAAAAGAGGTAGACATTTATATTGGACAAATTTTAAACTTCCAAATGAAATAGGGGATAGAGGTTTTAAAATATCTCAAGAAAAAAATGAGTTAGATTCATTATGTAATTTTCACAATTATAATTTTAAAAATTATAAAGGAGAACAACCTATAGTAAAAATGGCAAGAAACCTTGTTGACTATGAAGCTGGTAAAACTATATTTCAAACTGCTTTAGGAATAATTGAAAATAAAAATATCAATCAAACACAATTATTTTAATATGAATCTATTTTATCATATCGCTTTAATTCTATTTTTAGAACCTACAACTCAAAGCGAATACTGTCAAAAATATTACCCTATTGCTTACCTTTGTGAAGTAGTCTATGGAGTGCCAGTATCGATACAATTAGCTCAGGCTCTTCAAGAATCTGGAGGCGGTAAGTCTAACATCGCCAAAAACTCTAATAATCACTTCGGGATAAAATACTATAAGAACGCTTATAACGGTCATTACTTTATAGACCGCAAAGGTATAAAATGGAGAGCGTATGATTCTGTTTATGAATCTTATATTGACCATGCTAAATTTCTAAATAAGCATTACAGACGCGCTTGTTTTAAAGATTACAGCCATTGGGCAAAGTTAAACGGATATGCTGAGAAAGGTTACTGGAATCATATTTGTAAAATTGCCAAAAACAAAAAACTTTATTTATTAGATAACCACAAACAACAAAATTAGATTATGAAAAAAGATGAATTTATCAAATCACAAATGATTTACAGACCAACTATTCCGAGCGTAAAAATCAAAGGGGATAAAAAAATCATGATAGAGATAGACGAACAAAGAATGGTTAACAAGTTTGAAGAACCTAAGAGGCTAAAGATAACTTGTTTTGACTTTCAACTGGCTGAGACCTTAGAGCGTTATAAATCTCGCAACCCTATAATATTAAAAGAATGGTCATAATAGGAATAGACCCAGCGATGAGAAAAAATGGCTTTGCTCTTTGCTTACATGATACTACAGATAACTCCATTGACTTTTTAGTCATGGAGTTTACTGACTTTATTTTTTACGTTACAAGTCTTCCAGAAGGCGAATATCAATTTTGTGTAGAGAATAGTAATTTGCAGAATCTTAGTTTTGATATGCGAGGGAATAAAAACATAGTAGCCCGAAAGTCAAGGAACGTAGGTATGAATCAGGCAGTCAGTCAGTTAACTTGTGACTATCTAAAAAAATGTAATTACAAAGTAATTGAGTTAAGTCCTAAACAAAAGGGCGAAAAGATGACTAAGGAAACGGCAAAAGTCTTACTTAGTCAGTTTTCAGAGGTAAATAATTACAAAGGATTAGTATCTGATCAGGATAAAAGAGACGCATTTAAGCTGGTTTTACTGGCTATTTCAGGAAAATATTAAAAAAGATTAAAAAAAAGATAACAAAAGTTATATAATTTAAATAAGTCTTTTTAAATTTGTCTATCAATTTATTTTTACACACACAAAACACACAATTATGGTTTACGAACACATTAAAAATGTCGCTCCGACAATTAGAAAAAACATTCTACTGATTAAAAGCCTACAAAAGCAATATCACTCAGGTGTTATCAGTAATGAATTTTTAGATACAATTATTGATAGGCTTTATGATACATCTATCTGTATGTTAGACCCTGAAAAAAAAGATGAGTCTTTCGACAAATTCCAAAAGATAATTGACATGACTACCTACTGGCACGATTCAACCGAAACAGATTTATTATTAGACTTTATAGGAATATTTTAATTATGGATAATAGAAAAAAACTCGCAGATATTTGGCTTTTGATTTCCTCACTTAACTGTGTTAGGTATGCAATAGCAGAACTCAATCCAGCTACTATGCCACCACAAAGCAAAGTAAAGTACAAAGGATTAAAAATCTATATCGAAAACTTCTTGAATACTATGCAGCTACATATCGAAGTTGATAGGCGTAAAAAGTTAGTAGGTACTAATTTTGAAAACGTAGGCGCAATGGTTGAAACTATGGCTTGTTTAGCGCATATACCATTAGACCAGATAGAACCATTTTTAGAAAAGGTTAACCAGTTAGCTTTTGAAACAGTAAAACAAGTAACAAATGAAAAAGACAGCACTAACGGAACTGATAGAGTTCTATAAATTATCTCAAAATAAAATGCCATACGATGTACTTTGCATGAGATTAGCAGAAAAGATTATGCACTTACAAACATTAGAACGCGAACAAATAATTAAGGCTTACAATCAAAGAGCAGTAGACCAATTTGAAGGTAGTCTTAGAACTGGTACTGATTACTATGAACAAAACTATATTTAAACTATGAAAGCTACACTTGAATTTGACTTATCCGATTTTGATAAGGATGATAATATGGAGTTTAAAATGGCTGTTAAGGCTTCGGATTACTATTGGGCATTATATGACTTTAAGAATGCTAAAAAGACTTTAGAGTGGGGACTGGATGCCAATGCTGAATTAGATAGGTATGAAGTCTTAGATAAAGTATTTGAAAAATTCTTTGAAATTATCGAAGACCACAATATAACCTTTGAACATTAAATGAAAATGCCACCAATCCAGAGCGGAAAAGTGGCATCACATTTAAACACAAACACACATTGTTTCAAATATAAACAATTTTGTTTGATATTATAAACATTTTTTATATTTTTGTTTCAAATAACTTACAATCATGGCAAAGAAACAAACAGTTCTATTTATCGATGCAGGTCATGGTGGATTAGACCCGATGACAAAAGAGTATCTAACTCCAGAAAACATCGGTAAGAAAACACTACACACAAACGGCAAAGCATACCATTACAATGGCTGGTTTTATGAAGGTCATTTTAATAGACAGATAGCTAACGAATTTATCACTATGGCAACAGCTGCAGGTTTTCATTGTATCCCAGTATTCCATCCTTTCAAAGATAATAACCTTAAAGAGCGTACAGATAACGCTAACTCTATTTATAGCCAGTTAAATCAAAAAGCCTTATTTCTATCCTTTCATGCTAACGCTGCTGGAATAGGAACTGCTCCACAAACAACAGCTGAAGGTGTATGTTCATTCGTTTATAAGTTAGGAAGTGAAACGGCAAATACGGCTCAGGTCATGACTAAGGAACTGGAAAAGATATTCGATAAGTATGGCAGTCGCAGAAGGTCTACATTAGTCCTGGATAACTCTTTACATATTACTACCTATACAACCATGCCAGCGATTTTATTAGAACTTGGTTTCTTTGATAATCCAAATAACGCTGACTTACTAATCAACCCTACATTCAGAACGGCTTTGGTTCGCACAATGATTGAAACGTTAAAAACTCGATTAGCATAATGAAAGAAGTATATATCTATCTTGGTATAATAGTTTTAGTTTTTGGATACTTACTATTCATTCAAAGACAGACTAACAAGTACATTGACCAGCTTGAATCTTTAGAGGGCCAAAAGCGCAAAGAGTTAAGATATGAGATAGATAAGCTACAAAGTAAACAATCGGATATTGACAGTTCAATAAATACACTCAAAACATATATCGATAAAAAAGATATACAACTTAACACAAACATTCAACTTATAAACTCCAAAAAAAATGTACAAATTCGTAATGTTAGCGATAGCAGTTACAATGCTATTCTCAAAATCCTACAGTCAAAATAACATACAAGTCAAAGTAATAAACGGCGATACTTTATTTGTATTCAATAAAGAATATGCAAATTATATAGTTTCTAAATACGATAGTTTAAAACACTATAAAATCTCTTTCAATGTTTGTGCTGATGTACTTAGTGACTGCGCAAAATTAAGAGATAACTACAAGTTATTGACAACTCAAAAAGATAGCTTAATCGATAACCTGCACAAACAAGTTTTATACTGCGAGGGGATATCTGAATCTTATCATAAATCCGAAATACTAAACAAACAACTTCAAAAGGATTTAAGACGTCAACTTAAAAAGACTAAAATCTGGAACGGTATAGGCTGGGGGGCTATAACTGCAACAGTTATCACTTCACTAATACTGATACTTAAATGAAATTATATAGACCAAAGTTATACTACCAGACCGATGCTGAACTATTGAAATTTCAAGAGGCTTTAGAATCTGTCAGAGGGGAATCACAAACCCACAAAAAAAAGAAATTAGAGAAGTGGTTGGTTGTCTCAGATGTACATAGACCATTTCATAACAAAGCACTTTGGTCTAAGCTACTTCAACTTATCAAAGACTTAGGAGGTTCGCTTTATGGAATAGTTTTGGCTGGTGATTTTTTAGATTTATATACTTTAGGTAGTTACAATTCAGAGTCTTTAGCTAATCTGTCAGGACTTACTCTTCAAGATGAATATATTGATGGCTTAGAGGGAATGGATGACTTAAACAAGGTACTACGAAAGAATGCTAAAAAGTATTTCTTATTCGGGAATCACGAAGACAGATATTTCAGGCATATCAAAGAGAAGGATAACGCCAAATATGGCGGTGCATTACTTAACCCTATTGAGGCTTTATACTTATACGAGAACGGCTGGGAAGTTAAAACAGACTGGATGTCGGACTATTTCACTTTAGGCGAACATTTAGACGTGATACATGGAATTTATACAAGCGTACACTCAGCAAAGACTCACTTAGACAAAACTAATCACTCAGTAATGTTTGGACATACCCATCGCGTTCAATGTTATCATAGTGGCAATAAGGCAGCTTATAACATAGGCGGTTTATACGACATCAAAAGTAAAGGCTTCAACTATATGCCAAGATTACAAAGGCAAACGTGGGCAAATGGCTTTGCAATAGTCAACATAAACGATGAGGGTGAGTTCTATGTTGAGCAGGTTAACGTATGGAATGATTGTTTTTTAGCTGAAGGTAAAATGTATTAAAAAAAATAAAAAAAAGATAACAAAAGTTTTCTAATATAAAATAGTTTTGTAATTTCGTCTTATTATTAACACACACACAAACACACAAGACATGCAAAAAGATTATTTAAGTTTTTTAGAAAACAAAAAACACTCTATTGGCAATTTTGGATTTGATGCTAATTATTTTCCAGAGATTGCATTTGACTTTCAAAAACATATTATAGAGAAATCTATTAAAAAAGGTCGTATAGCTATTTTTGCTGATACTGGATTAGGTAAAACTTTAATTCAAATATCAATAGCTAAAAATATAATCAATCACACTAATAAGAAAGTTTTAATATTAACACCTTTAGCAGTTGCTTTTCAATTTATATTAGAAGCTGAGAAATTAGGAATAGACGATATAGAATATTCTAAGGATGGAAGTCATACTAAAAAAATTGTAATTTGTAATTATGAAAGATTACATTATTTTGATAGTAATGACTTTATAGGAGTTATATTAGACGAAAGCAGTATATTAAAAAACTTTGATGGAAAAATTAAAAATCAAATTACATCTTTTATAAAGAAAATACCTTATAGATTTTTATCAACTGCAACTCCATCTCCAAATGATTTTATAGAATTAGGTACAAGTAGTGAGGCTTTAGGTTATATGGGTTACATGGATATGTTAACTAAATTTTTTAAAAACAATCAAAACTCAGTAGATAGTAATAATAGAAATATTGGAGAAAAGTATTATTTAAAGCCACACGCTGAAAAGGATTTTTTTGCATGGGTTAACCAATGGTCTATAATGGTAAAAATGCCAAGTGATTTAGGTTATAGTAATGATAGATATAAATTACCTGAATTGATTGTAAACAAACATATAGTAGAAAATCAATCTCTAATAGATATAAACGGACAAGTTCAATTATTTACTCCTATTGCAAAGTCAATGACAGAAGTAAGATTTGAACAAAAAGAAACAGAGGAAAAAAGATGTGAAAAATCAATAGAACTTGCAAAAGACAAAACATCTGTATACTGGTGTAATACAAATAATGAAAGTAGTATTTTAAAGTCTTTAGATAAGGAAGCTGTAGAAATAATAGGTAGCCAGTCAATAGATAAAAAAGAAGAGATATTATTATCATTTGCTAATGGAGAAATAAAAAGGCTTATAACTAAAGCTAAAATGACTTCAATGGGTTTAAACTGGCAGCATTGTAATCATTCTGTATTTTTTCCTACATGGAGTTATGAGCAATACTATCAAGCTATAAGACGTTTTTGGAGATTTGGTCAAAAAAATGATGTAACTATTGATATGGTTATTTCTGATGGTCAAACAAGAGTAATAGAGGCTCTACAACAAAAAACTCAAAAAGCAATAGAACTATATGAAAATTTAACTAAAAATGTCAACGAATCATTTATACATAAAACAAAAGAATTTAATAAAGAAATAATTAAACCTAATTTTATTTAACACTTTTAAACACACATTATTATGGAAAACAAAGTAAAAGACCAAATCGTAACAAATGATTATGCTATTTACAATAGCGATTGTATGTTAGTATTACCAACTATTGATAGTGAAAGTATAGACCTTTCAATTTATAGTCCTCCATTTGCAGGTTTATATAATTATTCAAGTTCTGAAAATGATTTCAGCAACTGTGAAAGTAAAGAACAATTTTTAGAACAATATGAATTTTTAGTTAAAGAGATTGCAAGAGTTACTAAGGCTGGAAGAATAACTGCCGTACATTGTACTGATGTATTTGATAATACTTGTAGATTGTGGGATTTTCCACACGAAATAATAAGAATACATGAGAAGTACGGATTTGAATATAGAAATAGAATAACTATTTGGAAAGAGCCTTTAAAAGTTAGAATGAGGACAATGGTTCAATCTTTAATGCACAAATTTATAGTTGAGGATTCTACAAAATGTTTTACTGCAATGCCTGACTATGTACTTGTATTTACTAAAAAAGGAGAAAACAAAGTCCCAGTAACTCACGAGAAAGGATTATTAAAATATTTTGGTGAAACTCCTATACTTCCAAATATATTAAGAGCGTGGAATAACGCTAATAATACAGATTTAAACGAAGAGCAATTATGGGATTATCTTAATAAAAAATTTAAAAATCATGATGACCCAAAAAGTAATAAATTAAGTCATTATATTTGGCAGCGTTACGCTTCAAGTGTTTGGGATGACATTAGAATAGATAATGTTTTACCATTCAAAGATAGTAAAGAAGAAGATGACGAAAAGCATGTACATCCTTTACAATTAGATGTTATTGATAGATTAGTTGAGTTATATTCAAATCCAAACGAAGTAGTATTAACTCCTTTTATGGGAGTAGGCTCTGAAGTTTATAGTCCAGTTTCATTGGGTAGAAAAGCAATAGGCATAGAATTAAAAGATAGTTATTATAAACAAGCTATTTTAAATATGAAAGAAGCTAATAAAAGATTTGCAAATGAAAAAATAGAATATAATTTGTTTGACTTACATTAAATTAAATAGCCTATCTAATTGGTAGGCTATTATTTTTTATTATATTTACATTATGATAGAATTTATTCACACAATTCAGATTCCAGTATCTCAGTTAGTCCCTAACAATGGACAGATAGATGGCATCCCAAAGAATCCAAGATTTATCCGTAATGAGAGATTTGAAAAGCTGGTTAAGTCTATTCAAGATAACCCAGAGTTTTTAGGAGCGCGTGAACTGATAGTGCATAAACAAGGTGA